GATTTAAAAATAATTCTTCATAAACATTTTGAAGAAATGGAAAAGGATACAAATGAATTTGATAATATTGAATATCCATTTTCAAAATTTTTCAATAAGGGAGGTGTAAAATAATGTTATATTGTGACGGTTGTAGCGGCAAAATCAATGATAACGAAACTAAATATAAATGTATAAGTTGTGATAATATTTATCATTCAACTTGTATAGATTATGATTCTGAAAATCAAGACGATATATGCCCTAGTTGTGGTAATTTAGTAGAGAAGGATTAATTTGGTGGGTGAAATTCCCACCTTTGGAGGTTAATAAATTGCAAGATTATGAATATGGAGATATTCTAAATGACGAATATTTCGAAAATTTAATTAATACTTTGGAGGATAAAAAAATGAGTAACTTTGATAGTCACAAAATACCATTAACAAAAGATACACCTGTAAGATTGCTAATGGATGACGGCACAGAATTATTTTTAGTATTAGACGCAAATAGTGTTGACATTAGAGCAAACTATTGTAATATTGCAATAAAGCCAAAAGCCGATAACCATATTGAAATTATAAAGATTGATAAAATAGTGCCAAAAAGGGATAAGTAAAATGTTGAAAATAAAAGCAAAGTATAAATAAATTGGGGGATAATTCCCCCGGAAGGAGGATATTAAATAATGGCAAAAATAACTTTTAGATTAGGACCTGGAAGAGATAAAACAAATGTAAGAATAGCAAAATCTTATTATCCATATAAATTTATAGAATATTTAAAAACAAAAAGCGATTTTGAATATAAAGGAACAAACAGAATAAATCATGTTTTTGTTTACTTGGGAACTGTAGAAAATGCAGAATTCAACTTGGAAGCTCATTATACAGTATTTAAAAATATGAATAAAAAAGAATTTATTGGGAAAGTAGTAACAACTAATAAAATATTAAGTGATGACAATGATTCATTAAGAAAAAACAATAGAATTTTATTAGATGAAAGAAATGAGTATATGGAATTAACCGAAAAACAAAGACAAATGATAATACAGTTAGAAAAAGAAAATAAGGAATTAAGAAAAAAAGAATTAAGACTTGATGCTCTAGAGTCTGCTATCATTAAAAAAATTAATAGAAATAAATGAAATAGATGATAATAGGAGTAAAATAATGGAAAAACTATTTTTTAGAAGTATAAACAGTGGTAAAAAATATGAAGTAATTAAAAATGATTATTGGTTGAGAAAATGTCCAAAATGTAAAAATGAATTACACAGCAATAAATATAAGGATTTATATGTCAATAAAATTACTAATTACAGTCAAGACATAAGTGTTTCAATAGGCATGGAATACTGTTCTAAATGTTATGAATTATATATAAGAAATGATTATTAATATGGAAGGGGTGAAATAATGGATAATTCAGGTGCAACAAAAACATTTACTTGCAAGTCTTGCAGTAACAATTAAAAGTGTTATATGGATAGATAGCAAAGAAAGAGTCAGAATTTATTAATAAAAGGTGGTGTTTAAATGAATAATGAAAAAACAATAATATCATTATTTGATTATTCTGGTAACTGGTCAAAACCTTATAAACAAAATGGATACAATATTATTCAGGTAGATATTAAATTAGGAATCGATGTTTTTAATTGGTATTATAAAAAAATACAAAATGTTTACGGAATCTTGGCGGCTGTTCCTTGTACTGATTATGCATTATGCGGCGCAAAATATTTTAAAGAAAAGGATTTAAAAGGCATTACAAATAATAGTAATAAATTAGTTAATAAAACTAAAGAAATTATTGATTATTTTAAGCCAAATTTAAAATTTTGGGTAATAGAAAATCCAATGTCGAGAATTCATAAATTAAATCCATGGTTGGGAAATGTAAAATATAAATTTAATCCTTGTGACTTTGCAAAATATGACCCACAACCAAAAAACAGTCAATATAATAAAATGACGTGGCTATGGGGTGACTTTAACAATCCTATTCCAAAGCCATTACCTGCTTTGATTACAGGGTTAAAATGGAAAGATCAATTCACAAAAAAAGATAGGCAAGAAAAAAGAAGTATTACACCTTTAGGTTTTGCTTATGCTTTTTATCTTTCAAACAAATAAAAAAAAGGTGGTGTTTTTAATGAAAAATATAATAGAATTATGTTTTCTATATGAAATCAAAGATATGAAAAACGCAACTATAGAAATAAATTTAAAAAAAGTTCAGGAAAATATTATTAATAGAATTGACAGCTTTAAATTTAGTAAACAATTTATGAATGAATTTATAAATATGTATGATAATGAACAACTGTATAAAATCATGAGAATTATACAGTTAGAAATACAAAAAAGAGCCAGAAAGGAATTAAATAATGAAATCTGACATATTAACATTTGAAGAGTTTGTGAGGGAAATAGACGTAATTATCGATACTCAAGAAAAACATAATTATTGGATAACAGATTATTTCACTAAAAATGATATAAGTTTTGAAAGATTACATTTAAATGCTGGGGATTATACATTTAGTTTATGGACTTTTCCTTATAAAATTTATATTGAAAGGAAAAATTCACTAAATGAATTATCAGGAAATTTAAAACCTGGTAAAAATAATAGAGATAGATTTTATAAAGAATTTGAAAAAATAGAAAATTGCGAAAAATATTTATTAGTTGAAAATGATAATATTGACCATTTGATATCTGGTACATATGGAACAGGATTCAATAAAAATAGTTACATAGCAAATTTAATCTTATTATTGAAACGATATAATATACAGTTATTTTTTATAAATAGGTATAACATGGGATTTTGGATTTTAAAATTGTTTTATTATCATTATTATGAAATTATGAAAGGTTTTGGATTTAATGACGATATTGTTTGTTTAAATAATTGGCGTGACAATTCAAATGATTAATAGGTAGGGGCGTAAAGCTCTTACTCATTTTTTTTATGATATAATTTAAGTAAAGGAGGTATTGACATATGACAAAAAAAGACAATAAATTAACTGAAAAACAAAAATTATTTTGCCAATTTTATATAAAAAATTTTAATGCTACTCAGGCATATATAAAAGCTTATCAATGCGAGTATACGACAGCAAATGTGGAAGGTTCTAAGGCCCTAGTAAACCCTAGGATAAAAAAAGAAATTACTCGATTAAAAAGAGAAAAAAATAAAAAATTATTTGTTAATTCAACCGACATTTTAGATCAAATAATAAAGATTGCCTTTTCTGATTTGGGCGATTTTGTAGAATGGGGGTCAAAAGAGGAATATGTTATCGGAGAATTTGGACCAATAAAAGACCCGGAAACAAAAGAATTTTTGACTCAAATTAAAAGTTATGTTGAATTAAAAGATAGTAAATTTGTTGATACTTCTTTAATTCAAGAAATTAGTCAGGGAAAAGACGGAATCAAAATTAAAATGAAAGATACTAAATGGGCAATTGATTATCTGGTGAAGCACTTCGATATGTTTACCGAAGAATGGAAACGTAAGATCGAGGAAGCTAAGTTAGATATTTTGAAAAAGAATAATAATTATGAAGATAATCCCCCAGATATTGAATTTATTGACGATATTCCGGAGGTGAATTCTAATGATTGCAGTAAAAACAGTAAAGAAAAAAAACAAAACTAAAGTAAAATTAACTAACTGCATTGGTCATGATTATTATGAAATGTACCACCATATAAAAAATAATAGATACATGCATTATTTAATGAAGGGAGGACGTGGTTCTTTAAAGTCCGCTTTTGCCTGTATAATGACTATATATTTAATGACTAAAGATTATAAAGAAGGAAGAATTACTCATGCTGTAGCACTAAGAAAAGTGCATAACACAATCCACGATTCGATTTATTCGACTCTTATGTGGGCGATTGATTTATTACAGGTAGGTCATTTATGGCATACTACAAAGTCACCTTTAAAAATTTGGTGCGGAGAAAATACAATTCTTTTTAGAGGGTGCGCTAATCAGGAAGATCATAAAAAAATAAAAAGTATAAAATTTAAAAAAGGACATTGTAAATATGCCTTATTTGAAGAATTATGCGAATTTAATGGGATGAATGAAATAGATAGTATTAATCAGTCATTATTTCGTGGAACTAATGAAGCAATAGTATTTTACATGTATAACCCACCAGCTTCAAAGAGCAATTGGGTTAATAAGGAAGCTAAGAAAAAAGTAAAAAACAGATTTGTACATCACTCAACATATTTAGAAGTTGAAAAATATAATCCCGAATGGCTTGGGACTGTATTTATAAAGGAAGCTAAGAACATGAAAGAAAATAACCCTCGTGGTTATAAACATATGTACATGGGTGAAGAGATCGGCGAAGGACTAGAAATATATCCACCTTTAACAATTGATAATCCTGAAGGACTTGTTGAATATAAAACTATAACAAAGGAAGAATTAAAAGACTGTATTAAATTAAATAGAGGTTTTGACTTTGGTGCTACTCATGCCAGTTGTTATTCAGGTGTATATTATAATAAACAAAAAGATTGGATTTATATAGTTGAGGAAGTTTATTTATATGGAGCTTCAAACAATCTCTTAGCTTCCTCAGTTTATAATAAATGTGGAAATAGTTATATTATTGGTGACAGTGCAAATAAAAATTTAATATCTGAATTAAATATGCTAGGTCTAAATATAGGAAAATGTAAAAAAGGTCCTGACAGTTTAACACATGGGATAATGTGGTTAAAAAGCAGAGCAAGAATAATAATAGATAAAAAAAGAACCCCAAATATTGCGAATGATTTTGAATCTTACGAGTTTAAGAAAGATAAAGAGGGAAACATAATACATGATTTTCATGAAATGCACGAGCCGGACGGTTGTGCTTCTGTCAGATATGCTTTGGAACCATATATATTAAATCATAAATTGAAATTTGGTGTATTAAGATTATAGGAGGAAGCTAAGAATGAAAAATAATAAAAGTAATATTACAGTTAATAAAAATGAAATCCAAACATATAATTTATAAAATATGGTCCCCCCTACCCTATTATTTATTCAAAAAATGATAAAAAGGGGGTATATTTCGAGATAGGGGAGAGAGGAAATGTTAATTACAATAATAAAAATTATATTTGAAATAATTAAAAGAAGGAAAGAAGAAACACATATTTTGATTTTAACTACTGAAGAAATAGAAAAGATTGATATATCACCATTGAAGGAAGCTAAGAAAGAATTTGATATTTATATTGGCAAAGATAAAATAAATTAGGAGGTTGTTAAATTATGGATAAAATAAATATACATAAAAAAATATGTGAAGAATTAAACGCAATATATGAAATAAAAAATGAAAGATATAATGATTCATTTGGAGATAGTTTTAAAGAATATGGTCTTTTAAGTGCAAGAATAAGATTAGATGACAAAATGAAAAGATTTAAAGCATTATCGACTGATAAAAAATTGGATAATCAATTAGACGAAAATATAGAAGATACATTAAAAGATTTGGCTAATTACTGTATTATGACTATAATTGAATTAAGAGGTGGTAATAATGAACATTAAAGACCTTATTAAAAAAGATCAAGATAAAAAGCAATATAGATATACAGGTAGAAAATATTATAAATATAATCCTCAAAATCATAACAATGAAATTACTAGTTTTTATAACGGACAAATTTATACGACCAAAGTTGATAAAATGTTATATACAAATTATTTTAGATTATTAATTAATCAAAAAATTAATTATCTTTTAGCAAAAGAACCGGAGATAAAAACTAATGATATTATTACAGTTGTAAAAATAGTTGATATGTTAGAAGAAGGATTATTAAATGCAAGTCTTGATTCTAGAACCTGGTTATTTTTATATGTTGAGGATAATAAACTTGATTGGATATTCATACATGATTCTGAAATAATCCCGATATATGATAAATATAATAAAAATATAGAAAAGATAATAAGATATTATAAAACACCTGATAATGACAAAAGTATTACAATTGAAACCTGGACTTTAGACGGTGTAAAAATAGAATATTTAGAAAAGGATTCTATAATAAAAACAGAATTAAAATATCACTGGGAACAGGAAACAATTTATCAAGGTAAAACTGAAGATATTGAAGGAAAAAACCTGCCTTTTATTCCTTTCATTCCTTTGTTTAATAACAGGGATAAAGTATCAGATTTAGAAGGTGGTATTCAAGAATTACTTGATTTTTATAATTCTATTTCAACCGGTTTAGTTGATAATATAGATAAATTCCAGGAAGCAATTACTAAATTAAAAGGTTTTTCCGCTGATTCTGAAGAAATGAAACTAATAAATAAAAATATGGCTAAACATAAAATGGTAGCGATTCCTAATGAAAATGGCGATATAGAATTTATGAAAATTGAAATACCAATTGAAGCAAGAAAAGTAATCCTTGATATTCTAAAAGAAAATATATTTAAGATTGGTCAAGGTTTGGACCCGGACAGATTAGCCGGAGAATCGAATGTTACAAATGTTGTTATTAAATCTCGGTATTCTGCTTTAGATATGAAAGCAAATGGTACTGAAAAACAACTAAAATTATTTTATGAAAAGTTTATTAATTGTTTGAACTTATTTTATAGATCAAATATTGACCCAGGTATTACATTTAATAGATCAATGATTTTTAATGAGGGTGAAGTAATAGATAACTGTATAAAATCCATGGACTTATTAGATTTAGAAACTATTCTCGAAAATCACCCATGGTCAAAAGGAAAAGCTAAACAAATCATGGAAAAAATCAAAAAAGAAAAAGAAGAAAATATTAAAAAGCAACAAGAATTAATTAAAAATAATACAAAAACTGAATCTAATATGAATACTGACGACTTAAAAAATAATCAGCAATAAAGGAAGCTTAGAATTTAATTCCCTCGATTTCGGGGGTTTTATTTTTTTAACTGTATTTATTCTCAGCTTCCTCTAAATTAAATATTTTATATAAATGATAATCCTGTTGTTTATACAGTTATTTTTTTAAACCCAAAAAAGAAAAAAGATCATTGCCAAATGGTCCTTTTTATATACTCTTTATAAACTTTTTATAAACTCTTGACGAGACGGTTTAAATTTAGTAGTATTGCCGGATTGTTCAAAAAACAGGTAACCAAAAAGGGAGTTAAGGTAACCAAAAAGGGAGTTAAGGTAACCAAAAAGGGAGTTAAGGTAACCAAAAAGGGAAAATAATAAGAAACTATTATTGAAATTAGTTGCCAATATGATATAATGTGTATATTAAAAAAATGGAGGTTAAAACATGAGTAATAAAGAGTTTAAAATAAAAATCAGTAATAATTTATTGCAAAAGACTAAATATGATTTGAATATATGTACGCAAAAATTAATTATGCTTTTAAT